AGAAAGCCTTTGGCGACTTTAAGATTGCTGTCAATAATGCTGAAGGTGGCATGGGCAAATTTAAGGCTGGCGCTGGTGTTGCTTTTGATGCTGTCAAAGCCAACGCAGGAAACCTTGCTTTAGCAGGGGGCGCAGCTTTAGCCGCTTTTGCCGCTAAAGGCATTAAAGCGTTTCAAGACCTTGCCCTTGCAGCTGGAAAGTTTTCTGACGCCACAGGACTTGCGGTTGAAGACGCTTCACGTTATATGGAAGTCGCTGGCGATCTCAGCATCCCAATTGATGCAGTTGAAGGTGCGATCGGTCGACTTAACCGGACCATTGGCTCAGACCCAGACAAAGTGCGCAACCTTGGCGTTGACCTTGTATATCTCAAAGACGGTTCGTTAGACGTCAACGAAACATTTCTTAACACCATTGAACGAATCAAAGGTATTAAAGACCCAGCCGAAAAAGCGAGGGTTGCAGCGCAACTGCTTGGCAAGGGCTGGCAAGGTATGTCAGAACTAATTGAGATGGGCGCGGACGATTTACGGCGTTCACTCAAAGGTGTGTCTGGTCAACAAGTTATTGACGCTGACGAACTTAAAAAAGCAAAAGAATTCCGTGATGCAATGGATCAACTTGCAGACCGAGCCAAGCAAGTTGCTCTAGATTTTGGCGCATTTTTAGTGCCTATAATTCTTGATTTAATTGGTTATGTTGACGATCTAACTTCAGGTCTTGAGAAAACATATGGCTGGCTAGAACGACAAGTTGACAAACTTCCTTTCGTTGATGTTATTGATGAGGCCAGTGACAGCACCGACAGGTTCTCAGATGTTGTGGAACAGGGAAGTTTTAATCTAGATAAATTCCAAGCCATAGTTGGCGGTCCTACTGTCTATTTTAAGACTTTCAAAACGGGTGCTGATGACATAACTGAAGCTTTAATCAATGCTGACACTGCTTGGAAAACTTTGACAGGTTCACTTGATGAAGAAGTTGCATTAGATAACGCTAAAACTAAACTTGCTGAACTTGAAGCCGCCGCTAAACGTGCTTTCGGTTCAGGTGCTCAAGCAGACATTGATGCTTATGAACAACAGGCCGCCGACTTCGCCACAATGTTGTCAACTATTGCGGGCAACATAGACAACATTTCTTCCAAAGAAATTTTGATCCGTTACAAAACGCAAGGTCCTGCAGCTGGACTTGAATTAGCCCGCTATCTTGCTCGCGGCGCCGAGTACGGCGGTCTCAGTGCATACGATGCTTTAACCCTTTCTGGTATCTCGGGCGCTCGAGCGAACGGTGGTCCGGTTATGGGTGGCGGCACTTATCTTGTGGGTGAGCGTGGTCCCGAGTTGTTTACGCCTGGTGCGTCTGGGAGCATCACACCTAACGGTGCTATGGGCGGTAACACGATCACGGTCAATGTCAACGGTGGCGATCCCAACAGCATTGTGAGAGCCTTGCAAGATTATGTGCGTCAATCAGGCCCAGTGCCCTTGAACACTCGAGCAATGTAATGCCAAAAATTGACTGGGTCTTTGAGCGACAGACACCGACGGTAGTGGATGTCACAAGTTCTGTTTTGTCGTTTAGTTATCAGCAAGGCAGACGCAACTACCTTGACTCATATTCGGGCGGCATTTTAAACGTCACTTTAAATAACCAAGCAAACGTGGCTCAATACTTTGGTTTTAACGACATCTTTACTTTGTCGGAACCAGTGACAGGTTATGGATGTAGTTTCTGGGTGCAGAGTGTTGTGTTTAACGATTACCCCGGCAACACAGGCATGTCAACAATAACTGTTCGCCTTGCTGATGTGTTAGCCCGCAACGGGCGCAATGTTGTTAACAATGTGTCGCTTGCACAAAAAGCAACATTGAACCAACTTGAGGATCTTTGGAGAACGAGTGGTTATCAGATCGGTGATGTTGCAAACTTTGGCGCTGGTCAATCTGTGGCAAGCGCCCAAACTTACACTGGGTCAGTTTTAAACTTTTTCAATTTGATAACCAGCACTGAAAAAGGCGGCGTCCGCTTTCAGGGTGATGTAGTACAAGTCATTGCTCGAAACTTCATGGCTGATTTTGTGTCGGGTTTTACTTTTACACGAAATAGCCCAACCGCTTCAGCGATTGCCTACCAAACGCTAAACCATAACAAGGCTGGTTTGAACTTCATAAATAACGTGACCATTGCGCCACAAGGGTTAGCAGAACAAACGGCAACAAATAGCGCGTCTTTGACGGCCTACGGCAACGCACAAGAAACAATCACCACAGTCGACGCAACAACAACGCAGGCTTTAGGCCTCGCGCAATGGTTGGCGTTTAGCCAGTCTGACCCTGAATCAGAATCGTGGTCAGTTGGTTTTATAGATCTGATACAAAACCAAACAGCATTAAACGAATTTCTAGATGCTTTTATCGGTGGCGTTAATCAAAATCTAATTTGGGATTTGGTTTATCGTGTGCCGGGTGCAGGTTCAGACACAACCGAATCGGTTGCGATTGAAGGTATCGCTGTCAACGCAACCCCTGAGCAAACTACTTTTGAAGTATTTTTTAGCCCAACAACGTACTATCAATTCTTCACACTTAACAGCACGACTTTAGGTATTTTGGACACCAGCCGTTTGGGCTGGTAAAGGAGAAAACATTATGGCTACACCACCAGATTTTAGTTCGGGCGCAGTCCTGACAGCGGCACAGATGAACGCAGTGGGTTTGTGGCTTGTCAAAACACAGACGATCGGTACGGCCGTGTCAAGCGTGACCGTTACAGGTGCTTTTTCAACTGACTACGACAACTATTTGATCACAGTCTCAGGTGGCGCAAACAGCCTTTCAGGTTCAGCGTTAAACCTCAAATTAGGAGCAACCACAACTGGCTACTACTACAGCCTTTCCTACACCACCTACAACACAACACCAGCAGCTACAGGTGGGTCAAATGTTGGAAACTGGGATTATGTCGGCTCAGGCCAAACAACTGGCCTGAATGCTGTAATAGAACTCAACTCGCCGTTTCTCAGTAAAGGAACAAGCGTTAGAGCATCTATTGCAAACAGCACTTTTTATGCAGGTAATCAAGCCGGATATCTAAACAATTCAACTTCTTACACATCGTTTATTCTTGCAACATCTGTCGGAACTATGACAGGCGGAACGATTCGAGTTTACGGATTAAGGAACTAGACATGACCATTGACGAATACAAAGCCCTATACCCACAAGACTCCGTCTACATCCAAGTAGACGACACCGAACGACTCATGACCGACGACGAGTATGAAGCATGGGTGACCGAGTCCGTCTACAACATCAACCACCCACTGCCATGACTTTCAATCCTTCCAAAGCACTCATAGCCCTAGTCGGCTTAGTTTGCATGACCGTACTTATCGCAGTCGGACAAATAGACCAAGACCAAGGCTTACCAATCATCACCATGATCGTCGGCTACTCAGTCGGCAACGGCATGGCCGCACTCACCAACAAACCAGTCGAGCCAATCATCAAGAAAAAAGCACAATGAAGTTCCCCGTACTGCCCATCATTATGCCGACCGACCTGACCGGTCAAACAAACGGCAAAGTTGACAAAACAGTCCTACGCACAATCCAAGCGCCAGCAGGGTCGTTAGAGAAACACGCTGCAACAGCATGGAATTGCTTACGACTAGACGCCTACTTCAACAAGCTGGTGTGCAACCAAGTCGGTGCATATCGGACATACGCTCAACAGCTGATCATGTTTAACGAGCGTTACTCGACCACGGACGGTGGCCGTGTGCCTCAAGTGATCCGCATATGGCAGGGCAAGAAATACTATTTGAAGCCAGGCAAAAGTCCCAGTGCTACACCAGGCAACAGTGACCACGGTTGGGGGCTTGCAATAGACGTTGCTAATTGTGGTCTCAATTCACCAATATGCAAATGGTTACTAGGCGACGGTTTCGCTACCTGCAAAGCTCTCGAGTACGGTTTCACTTGGGCTGTGTCAGACCCGACGAACCCCAACTTTGAGGCATGGCATTTGCAGTATGTAACTGGCGACTCATGGACGCCTTCAGTACAGCGTGCTATTGAAGTTTTCCCCAACCTAGTAGCCTGAGTGACTTGACACTTGCCGACTAGAGTCGGTAGACAGTGCCCGACTTCAAAACCCGACTATGGAGGAATCATGAATCTAAGACGTTTTTTAGGGCTAAGCCTTTTTACTTATCTGATGTGCGCCGCTTTTGCGGTGACAGGTCAAGGGACGACCGAACCAGTGTTCCAACCCGAAACATCGTCCACAATCGGTTTAGGGGACTTAACGCCCCAACAACAGGCGGAACGGATAGAGGCGCTTACAGAGCCTTCTACGACCGTCTCACAGCCAACCACGACCCTTGCGCCCTTCAACCCTGAGACCAAATGTCAAGAATGGTTCCAGACTGCCATTTCGGTTGGCTGGCCCAACAACACAGAAACACTCGAGAAGCTCGGTCGCCTGCTCTGGAAGGAGACGAGGTGCCTTAATGTGACGCCCTTGTCAAGTGACGAAAACTTGAGGAATGCCTTTAATGGTTCGGACCACGGGATTGCACAAGTGAACGAATTGCACACCAACTATGTAGAGCAAGTGTTCAATATGCCGTTTGATGAAGCCATGAGCGACCCGACACTTAACCTCAGGTTTGCCTACCTGCTGTACTCGGAGTTAGAAACAAAAGGGTCGTGCGGTTGGCAACCGTGGAAACTGTGTTAAACATCCACCGACCCGACTGGCAACGACAAGCTGCGTGCCATGACCTACCACTAGAACTGTTCTTCCCATCCAGCGGTGTCGAGTCATTTCGAAACATGAACGTGATCAAACCGTTCTGCGACAAATGCCCAGTGCAACCACAGTGCCTTGAATATGCTTTGCGTGAACCTGACCAAAAAGGTATTTGGGCTGGCACCACCGAAAACGACCGGCGCAAAATACGCTATGGTCCTACACCCGTAAGATAATCTCAAACCAACCCGAACTGGAGACCCGACATGACCGACAACATAGAAGAAATGACCTTCATGATTAAGAAAGCGGAAGTTGCTATGAAAGCAGCCGCTTGGCAGTTAGAACGCCAAACCGAAGATATCTCAATGCTTAGAAAAGCCTTGTTTGAGTTGGCTTATGTTGCTGAAGAAAACGGCATCTATCTATCAAATCTGACTAAGTCAACACAGGACGCAATTGTTGCTATGCGCCTCGGAGGTTTCAAATGAACGTTATTTTGTGTCAAGAATGCCAAATGGAATTGCACCACCATGACATGCGCTTGCAACCAATTCTTAAAGGCATCTGTTTGGAATGTGGCCACAAAGGAAATTGGGAAGGTTTAACCCAAGCCGAAAAAGCCAGGTGCAATGACCTACTGAACTATTTGCGTATGACGCCCGAACAACGACGGGCATTTGACAGGAACCTAGGATCATGAGCTTTAACCCAGCCGACTACGCCGAAGTAGCAGAACGCCTACCATTGTTTTGGAAGGACTGCGCTCGTGGGCGAATAGTCACAGAACTGATTGTTGATGACGGTACTCGAATCGTTGTTAAAGCAGAGCTGTACGCAGACATTGCTGACGCAGTACCGACAACAACCGGATACGCCGAAGAAGTACGCAACTCTTCAATGGTCAACAAAACCAGTGCTTTAGAGAACTGTGAGACATCCGCTATCGGTCGGGCCCTGGCTAACTACCAGTATCAGGGAGCAAAGAAACGTGCCTCACTTGAAGAAATAGTCAAGGTTTATCGTCAAGGCGAACAGGTTGTTGGTGACCGTCCTGCCGCACCACTAACAACTTCGGTGCAACGGACACAAGCTCTTGGGTCATCAGCTGAACCACCAACCGCCAAACAAATGGCTCTACTGCGTTCAAAGAACTATGAAGGTCAAGCACCAACCACTAAGCGTGAAGCATCACAAATCATTGACGGGCTTATGAATGCTTGAGAAAGACTTCCAAAAAGCAGTGATGCAGTTAGCCAACTTTCGTGGCTGGCGTGTCCATCACACTCGCACAGTGCAGGTCGGCAAAAACCATTTCACACCCGTAGTTGGTGACCGTGGTTTCCCTGATCTAGTGATGGTCCACCCGAGTTACGGATGCATATTCGTAGAGCTCAAAACAGATCGTGGCCGTGTCAGCCAACACCAAGTTGACTGGCTAGACCTACTAGAAAAAACAGGTATGGAAGTACACGTCTGGCGTCCACAGAACTGGGACGAAATCACTGTTCGTCTAGCGTCTCCACCGGCAAGATTCGAGTCGCCTTCAACCGATTAATCTGCTTAATCATTCCCACAGGGATAGCAAGAATGTGATCAAAGTGATCTTGGTCAAGAATCATTGATTGAGCAATAACAATATGCTCATGTTTGGCATTGGGTATCAACCAGCCGACAGACGAAACAATGCAAGGCGCTGCATCAATCTCATGCTTAGTAGCCCATGTTTCACTGACCGAATGAGCGTCATGCCAAACGATATGGATCAATTGTTGCTTCATATTCTTTCCCTCGATACATAGCCCAGCCGTTAGTAATAGCAACCTGCTCATACACGAACCGACCGCTTACAGGATCGTACGGTATGACTGCGACACCTTGTTGCCAATCCTCAGTCCTAGTGATCGGACGCCCTTCAAGGTCAATGCCACCCTTGACGCTAGGGATCGCACCATCCACTCGACACAGACAGCCAGGCGAAGCCGCCATGACCGTTCTAGGGCCATCAAAATCGTCTCTACTGCGCTCAGCCCACTCACGGCGGTGAATATGCCCATAAACCACAGAAACCTTCTCAGATGCCAAATACTTGTGGGCCGTACTGCCACCACTAGCAACTTTGTCACCATGAATGATCCGCAGCTCTGGAGTCACCCAAAAATGGGCGGCCGGATAGCCAGGCTTGTATTCAATATCAGACTGATCAAAACGGCACAGATACGGCACACTCATCACGGGCCATTCGGCTGGCGTATTGCCACGCTTCAACCCAAACGATGCTGAAGCATTCATCAAAATGTACTTTGATAACCGTTCTTCATGGTTGCCTGCTAACCACACGATCTTGGCTCGAGGCGCTGCAGCTCTTATCTGTGCACCCAACACAGTGGCACGATCAATGGTTGCTTGGGTAGTCCGCTGGTATGCAGGCGTAACAACATATTTGCCCAATTCGGCAAGGTCTAAGTTATCCCCAACCATAACCACAAGCTGTGGATTGACGTCCTTGCATATCTTTAGTGCTACAGCGATAGCACGCTCATCATGGATCGGCTCAAGTTCACCCGATGCTGTAGCAAAATAGCCAATTTGTATGTCAGGAAAAATGAAGCATTTATCCCACTCTGATTGGCTTTTAAACGCTTTGATGGCTGGCAACCTGATTGCTGGCCCTTGTTTAATCACTGGCCATTCAGGACCAGATTCCCACTTAGGAGAAAACTGGATCGTGGTCAGATCATGCACCTCAGTCTTACCCAATTCGTTCTTAGCGAGCGTCTGTCGAATAGACATCGTCTTGATCTCACCGATCTCATCAATGTCAATTCCATTGCGGTTAAGCAGCTGAGCGATACGACCAAGTTGGCGTTGCATATGCAAACCTTACTGATTACAAAGGTTTTGTGGGGGATACTTGACAACCAACACCACCTGGTGAGTATGATCCGTTAATCCGACGAAAGGAAACCCGACCTTGGGCACAGAGTTCATGCAACCCATCAACCCGATAAGAATCGTCACAGGTGATCAAGAATGGTCATTCACAACACCAGTGTTTGCTATCGCTATATCAAACCAACACGATGTCGAATACCTCACCATCAACGGACAGTTCTTCACGCCGGCACGAATCAAGTTCGCTGAAGTAAACATCAACGGGCAATGGGTACGCCTCGAATCAAGGCACAACACTGCCACCTGATACAGTCGCCAATCACAACTGAGAACAACAGATTCCAGATGAGGGAATCATTAGCCCTGACGCCAGCTGAAAGCGCACATGGGAACACACGGTGACGTGGGTAGACGCTCACGCATTGTGAGCGATCAGCGTTCCCTAACGCAAAGGCGAAGGTTGTCCACCGAAAACAAATAGACCGGCACCCTTGGGTACTTCCCAGAATTGTGGGGGACACAAACCACCCAACTCTGTCAGTTAATTGGACGACAACCGAGCAAGTGCCCTTCTTGCTTGGGCGTCAGTATCACTTGACCTAAAGCCCTTGACCTACGCCATTGACCTACCATTACCACAAACAAAGGATTACACCCGATGACAAACAAACCCAAGAACCACGGCCACTGGAACAGCAAAGAATACAGAGACAACAGAGCCGAACTATTACGAGACAACCCTCAGTGCTACATATGCGGCAAGCCTGCAACCGAAGCAGATCACCTACTCGAATACGACCGAGGCGGTACGCATGAACTGCATAACCTTGCACCATCATGCAAATCATGCAACAGCCGAAGAGGTCAGAAATATGGGTCCATCAAAAAAAGAATTGTCAAAAATCAGACAGAACCCTTTTTTTCCACGCAGACGGAAGCCCCCGAACCGCCTCTTGTAATCTCTCCTTACAAAGATTTGGCAGGAACTGGCGACGACCAGCCGACATTACCGCAGGTCAGAGGGTACTTACCTAGATTAGAAACGTCTGTCCGGTCGAATCT